CATTTGACCATTCAGTCCGGCATCGACATTTGCTTTCAGAATTAAGAAAACAAGTACTTTACCATCATTTCCGGGTTTTGTAGTCAACCTGATTGCTTGTGTCCGTAGCGTTGTTACAATTGGCGCATGATATTCTTCATCACTGATCTTCGTTCCACCAAATGCACGTACCATGTTATCAACTGTAAAATCCCGACTATTAAAAGCAATATTAGTTACTCTTGTTCCGGGAATAGACATATACGGAAAATCACTCTCAAGGACATTCACTTCCGTTTTCTCAGCTTTCTCGATTGTGAAGGCTGCTGAATCAGGAACGGTCTTACCATTTACTATCGTAAATCCAGTATCCTTATCAGGCATAGCACCAACTACAACATCCCCAAACTCGATCCGCTGTAAACCTATAAAAGTTGTATCTGTTTTAGACATTTTTTTTCTTTTTTAACTGTTATTAATTGTATTTATCGACACTCTGATATTTATAAAACTCATGCTATCTTCATCATGCAAAAGTTCATTACTCATTACTTCAATGTGAAAATGAAACTGGTTATGATTTTGGTAATTTTCTAATTCATTAAGTACTGCTTTTGCAATACTATTCAGCTTCACTGTGTTCGGAGTATTGGTCTCAACAAAATCAGGACAATAGCAATTTACATTGTAGAATCCTCCTTGAACTGCTCCACCGGATACAGGTAATGGAATTATAACAATATCCTGTAACTTGGAGTTGATCTTCTTTCGGTCTCTATATACATCACCGTCAATCGTAGCTTTAACAGCTGTCGTGTTAACGGCTTTGTAAATAATTTCACCTATGTCAATCGTAGTTCTCATTCAAATTCCTTTAATCCTTCTTTTAATTCCTTCAATATCTTACTTGCTTTTGGTACTGATCCGCTTATGACATCACGCCCTCTTGACTCAACATAAGAAGCATATTGCATTCCAGCAACTCCAATTAAAACTATGCCTGTAGAACTGTCTGATAAAACCTCTTTAACAAGTTCTTTCGCCCTTGCTTTCCCTTCTCCTGTTCCTTCAAAATCACCTATTTTCACCTCTCCATCAAGTGCCACAACATAACCTATTGAACTTCTTAGATTACCTGTTCTGTCAGTAAAACTTTGAGGTGGTTTTTTGTTCCTTGCGAGATTTACAAACTCCTCTCCAACATAAGCAAATAATTGTATTAGCTGTACATCAACATCTTCAATGAACGTGTCAAAAACTTCTTTTACATCATTACTCGTGTACAACGGTGTCAAACCCATGTTTCTACATGTTTCTGAAATTGAAATATTCGTAAAACCTTGTACTTAACACTGTTATACTCAAACTCGGATGTATCCGGAATTGTTACTGAAACTGGTCCGCAATAGATTTTGAATTTATATTCAACTTTGTCTCCACCTACATCTATCCTGAAACCTGCACCATTTGGCTGTACACTACAGTCAACTGTTTTGGTTTCCGCTGTTCCTGGTGTGAATATACCATCATCATCATTTTGACTTCCACCTGTCTTCCAGTGAAACGTGCCGGTATGTGGGTACCTTACCATTGCGAAGTGCCATCTATACTGGCTACGGATTCACCATTTTTCCGGTAAATTTCCTTTGCCATCCGGATCAATTGAGCTCTGTCATATTTCATATTCAAAGAGCCTTCTCCAAAATCCACATTATTAGCAACCGCACTATAAATATCAGCAAGACACAATTCAATGTCGTCCTTATCTGTTGCAGCATAAGTGCCGGCACCGGTTTGCGTCCTGTCAAGCAATACCTTGGTATAGAGATCATCTGGAACCTCTATACCTTTGGTCATGCTTTGTAGTGCTTCTAACTTAGTCATTATCTACTATGAATAAGTCTCTGTACTTGCTGTGTTCTGTAAGAAACAGAAATCAACATTTTTCCAACTTGGGAAAGCGTTAAGTTCTACTCCTGTAAATTCAGAAACCGGGTCTGTATTCCCCCACTTCTTAATTAACGCCCTGTTGTAATCTGCATAATTTACATCCTTAGCAGGGTATATTCTCTCTACTATCGGAGCGTTAAGCATATCTCCCAACATTCCTGCTGGTGTGTACGCAATATTCTGAGGACTGAAAGGCGTGGCTGCCGAAACAACTCCATCCTTTTCAATTCCAATACTTACATCCACAAGAGAAATAATAGGAAGCCCTTCTGCTAACAGAAATTCGTTAACAAGCTCAAGATTAAGATTAACTTTTGGATCCGATTTACCTATTGCCCATGCTGTAACAAATCCTGCAAGTTCAGTAGATTTCCGCATGTTATTCCATACAGACCTTCTCATTCTCACTTTTTCAAGCTTTATTCCAAGGCCTTCTGCAAGCTCAACAACCTTCATTATATCAGTTATCGGTGTACAGGTTGCGCCTGCACTCCATACAACTGCTACTCCGGTCTTATTTGCAGCTGGCATACCAAAATCAATTGCTGATTCTGTGATTATACCATCAGGGTTCGTGGTAGTACTAAGAGATATCTGACCTGTGCTCAATGCTTCAAGCACCATATAGTCAAGCCTCTTGTGAGGGGATTCTGCGGCTTCTTTTACGTCACGGAATATAAGATCAATGATTGCTCTTTCATCAGAATTTGCACCACTGGTCATAGCAATATATTCCATCAGATCAGTTTCGCTCATTTGAAACTTTTCACGTAATGAAGGGATTTCTCCGGTTAATTTTTTGACATGCTTCCTGGTTCTCAGAGGAGCCGCTGAATTATAGGATACGACTGATGCAGCTGCACCAATTCCAACTGATCCTATAAGTGTTTCGTAGGTTATCTTGGTCGTCTCTCTCCACTCGAAGAAATTGGGCCATATAATAGGACGGTACTTTTCCTGTGTCCTATCTATGAGATATTGTAAACCTTTTTTGGTTCCTATCTCTTTCAAAATTGATTGTCTTTCTGCCATAATTTAAGATTTACAAATTAAAATGATTGACTAAAAATAATATGTTTAAGTGCTGTCTTCATTGCAGCAGACACAGAAAAAGGAATTCTGCGTTCATAAACAGTACCACGTATAACCATCGAAACGGCTGTGGCTGCTGTATTATCTTGGTCAATTTTAACACCGTCTTTTAAAATTCCATTTGCGGCGTATTTATATTCAGATGTGTCTGATGCTGCTTCAGCTGCAGCTTCAAAAAGAACGATATTATCGTCTGATTCTAAAGCTATACCCAAAGTTGTTCCAACTGTCAGAACATCATAAAGCGTATTAGAGGTGTCGATATCAGTAATTGCGTAAGCTATGCCTCCAACAACTGCTGCAAGAAAATCACCAACTTTAAATTCGTGATTTTTCTTGACTTGGTAAACATCGTCATCATTAGCTGCATCTGCATGCAACAGTGCTGTCTTTACCAAGTTTACGACACGGGTAGATTCATCATATTGGACAGGTGCTCCCTTGTTTAACCAGGTAGTCGCTGCTTTCAACTCTGTGATTTTCAGCGTACCTCCTCCGGGAACATCCTCCAAAATCTTTTGAAAGACTTCTTGACCACTAAGGCCGTCAGTCCGTTTGATTTGTAGACTCATTTTTCGTGTTTTTTAAGTGAATAATTAAATTTCCTGTACGGGGGTCTTCCCTTTCTTTTCTTGCTCATCGGCATAACTGTCGATTGCAGACTTGGTACTGGCCTCCATATCCTTCTCTGATACCTTTAGCGTACCTCCCTCTTCAATAGCATCGTTTACAGCTTTTTGCTTGACACCATTGATTCGCTCCTTAAGCTCAGTAATTTGTTCACTTAGCGGAGTCTCGCTGTTAATATCAATATACTTAATGTCGCCCTCAGCCAATTCTTCTTTTATAAGCAGAGCCTTAGCTTGAGCGGTTTTTGAATCAGTAGTACTCGTTGTCTGAATGTTTTTTACAGTATCAGCAAGTGTTCCTACTGTTTTTGTTAACTCGTGTATTGCCTTTTCATTTGCGTTCATACTTTCCACCTTTTTCTTTTCAGCCTCATCATCTTCTGGCTTTTCAAGCTTTTTAAGCATATCATCCGTGAGGTTGTTTTTTTTCTTGAAAGTTTCAATTCCCTGGGTTACTCTTTGGTCTCCCAATTTTTGGACGTTCAATTCAAACTCCTCTTTTAATTTGGAGTTCTCAGGCAATTCAAGGAATTTATCTAACGATTCAGGGATCATCTCTTTCAAGGTGTTCAATGCTCCGTCAATTTCTTCCTCTTTAGTTACCTTAATCTTCGTCCAAAGATCTTCTGATAAACCGGCTTTTTTTAATGCAGCCTTAATTTTTTCTTCCATTTCTTTGTTCTAATTAAGTTAATGATTATTTTAGTTACTATTGTTACTCGTATTCTCCAAATATAAAATCTTTTTTTCAAACAAACAACAAATTTTATCAACTTATTTTATTTTAATTCCAAATCTTTCAAACTTCTTGTTTGTCCTATGCTATCTTTTAGCTTTATTTTTTGTGTGAAATTCTCAGTCCAGTACGGCTTATTCTTCATCTTACCGATCTTATTCGCATGTTTGTTCACATACCTTTCTGCTTTAATGGGTATTTTGTTTACATATAACCGTTTATCAATTTTACCAGTCTTTAAGTACTTGATAAACTTCTTTTTCTCCATCAGGATCGATGTTGTGTAACAAAAACATCCAACATGCCAACCATAGAACTGAAAATCTTTAGGATAAACACCCTTCATTTCATCGCAAAGGTCGTAAACAGGGTGAGAACCGGACAAATTGACCTTCTGTCCAGCAATAAAAGGTAGTTGACTTCTCCTTACAAAAATCTGATTTTCTGTAAGATAAGT